CTTCTTTTCCTTGTTGATAAACGCACTGCCAAAGTTCGGCTTATGTTCCCATCCCATAATTATCAATCTCCTAAGTTGTTGCAAAAAACCCACCAGACAAAAAAGTGGGGAAAACTCTTTAGACTTTGTTCTCGTCCAGCCGGTGATCACCGCACCAGTCGCTGATGTACACAACCGGATAACCATTCATCGTCGGCGCATGACGGCGGCAGCGGCCAAGGTCATATCCAAGTTTTGCAGCCGGTTGTTTCGGGACAAACCAGATGCAAGTCTTGCAACGCATCCCATCAGACCGATGCACCCAAGGGTCAACCGGAACATTGCTTTCTTGTAACTTATCCATCATTACCTCCGTTTTAAAAAAGTGGGGAAAAATTGTGACAGAGACCCGCTAGCGCTCATGACGGGGGAGGGGGCAAAGGGTGCCTTTTTGACAACGGATGATGCCAGATCGATAAAGTAATCGATCCTGCAGCCAGGTCGTGCTGGCATCGCTTCAATGCAGACACGTCGCTAACCCCCCTGCCTTCCGGACACGTCAAAACACCATACGTTCGTTTGGTCTTTGGACGCTTTGGATTACAGCCCCGTAGAGCCGTTTGCCATGCGTACCCATGTCTGCCTATTACCTGCACCCTGATCGCGCCTTGTAGGTACCTTAGATCGCGTTTAAATGCCATGCCGTGCTGTCAGCTCATCCGATTGCAGCATGATCAGGTCGTTGGCCAGCATCGCGCCATCGGTCGGCAAGGGCAATCCTTCAGCTGCATAGCGTTCTGACAACTTATCCATCAGTGTTTCAAGTTCAGCAACTGTTGCGGTATCGACAACTGCTTCGATTGCTTGCAGGTTGACTAGAACATTAAAACCTTTACTTAAAAATAACCTTAATACTTTATCTATACATTCGTTCTTTAGGTTATGGTCAACCCCTTGGTTGTCAGTATGGTTGTCAGTGTGAGACTTATCCACAGCCTTTGGTTGACTATGTGACGGCTTTACATTGACAACCTCTGGGTTGACTATGTGCTGCTCTTTGGACGCTTTCTTGGCTGCTATTTCCTTTTTCATCTTGGCAACTGTGATGGTGTCTCCTGACTTCGGCATGACGTACTCCTTTGGTGGTTGAGTAATTGGTTTGACAACGCCCTTGATCATGTCCTGGATACGCTTTAGGCCTTCAGGATCTGGTGTCAGCTCTTGCTCTTTCTTCATGTCTTGTTCCTTCAACTGTGGTGATCGGTTGTCTTCATGTCGGCTGGTGACTGCCAGTGCTGTGGCCGTATCGACTGACTCATCGAACACGACGCGCACTGTGTCCGAGCGCTGGCCTTTGAATCCGCGCTTAACCACCTCGATGTAGCCAGCAGCCTTTAACTTGACAAACTGTTTGCTGATCGCCTGCTTGGTTACGCCCATGTCAGCTGCCAGCCGGTTCTGGCTAACCCAAGTGATGCCTGCGCGGTTGGTGTAGCTGCAGAGGATCGCCAATACCCTGATGCTGGCATCTGTCAGACTGGCATCCCTGATCGCCTTAATTGGAACGACACACACCTTGCGCTGATCCGGTGCCGGTTCCTTTTCCCTGACCTTGGGCTTCTTGGGCAGCTGGAACTGCACCACATTGTCGGGTGCTGCGCTCATCAATCCTTCCCAAAGCTGCTGACATACGGGATGCCTAGTGCCTGGTCGCGCTCGTACAAAGCCTGCCGGTACTCATCGAGCAGCGCGTGCGCTTCATCCCATGTCTTCTCAGGGCTCAAAAGCGAACACTCGAGCATGATCGCTAACCGGTGGGCAAAGCGGTCGCCAACGTCGTCAGTTGTAATCATGGTCGCACTCGCACACAAAGCTGTAGCAACCCATGCAATACCCGGTATTCAGCAGCTGCATACGCAGGCTGTGCCGCAGGGCGTGATAAGCCTTTGCCTGGGCCTCGTCCTCTGCTTTTGGCATTGCGGTATCTGCCAGCTTTGCCGCAGCCTCGAACAAATCCTCGTGCTGCTTCCACATGGTGGTCAGGGTTTTCGACTGGCTTTCGATCGTTGCTTCCATGCGGTCAATGGTTGCCTGCTGCTCCGCGATTACTCGCTCTAATGCTGCGCTCATTGTTCTTCTCCTATTTCCAATCATCCTCACTGTCGCCTGCAAGCAGGCCGATGTATAACGCCATCGCTGCCAATGCAATCAGACCACCGATCGTCATCAGCAGCACGCCAAAGAATGCCAACATCATCGCCATTGCAGCTGCGCAGCCAGCTTCCTGACATGCGCCTCTGGCGTTATCTGGCCGCTGTGGTTCCTGTACGGGCTTTCTGAGCGCTTTTCGATGCAAGGCTTGCAGATCCACCTGGCCGTGCTCTTGCCGCGCTTGTAGACCCCGCCTGCCTCTTCCCTGGTGCATTGGCAGCTGGTGCAAAAGCGCGTGTTCATAGCAGCCCCTTGATCCGGCTGATCTCCCAGCCGGTCTTATCGTGGATCTGCAAGATCCGCTCGGCGGTGACAGGCATCTTGCCGCTTCGGATCTTGCTGACATACGCCTGCGGCCAACCAAACTTGGTAGCCAGGTGCGCGTCGTTGCGAGCTCTGAGCTCAGTAATCAATGTGTCCAACAGCCGGTGCTCACGCCTTGGTTTTTGCATTCTTATATCTCCTTGCCATCTCGTTGCGCAGCTTGGTCTTGCCCTCAATGCCGCGCTGCTGTTCGACACTGAGCAGGTATTGCATCTTGGTAACCCGCGGCTTCCTCGCCTTGTCCGGCAGCCTCAAGGCCCACCGCACCTCGCACTCGAAGCGCCAGGCTTCGCTGTGGGTACAGAGCTCAACGCCGTCCACCAGCACCGTGCGAGGCTTCCAGTGCGGCCTGTCGCAGTGCTGGCAGTGCTCATAGCCTGCGGCCACCATGCCGCCTCAGATACCGCCTGGCCTGCCTGATCGAGGCCATGATCCCAAGGCCGGAGTAACGCCACATCCGAAACGCTCGCCACAGTCGAATCATTTGACGCGCCTCACCTTGTTAGCCTTCGCAGCTTTGGCCTGCTCGCGCTGAATTCTTTTGAATTTGGCGGCTAGATCCATCGCCGTGCCTGCTGGCTTGTATTTGAAATTTGGGTTCCACACACTCGGCGTGTCATCCGGCTTCTTTTCTTTCTTTGGCGGCATCTCATCAGCCAGCTTCAGTTTCGTTTGCATTGTTTCCCTCTAATTGATCTCGCATCATAGGTATAAAGTCATCCAGTAAAAGGCAGACGCGCCAGGGCTGGCCGTTGCGCCGGTAGACTACCACCGGCACCTCGTTCGGCTGCGCACAAGCCTCGACCTGTTGCGACCAGGCATCAATCTGCAACCGCTCCTGCCGCTTAACCTCCAGCCTGAAGTGCTGGATCGTGATGTCATCCGCACCATCTCTGGCCTGCCCCAGGTTGCGCTTGACCACAAACCCGAGCTCATCGGTCAGCAACTTGGCCAGCTCACGCTCGCCAGCAGCACCCTTGTTCCGCTTGCCGCGACCGTTCATGCGCCACCTAGCAGCTTGTTCAATCGATCCTGCGTGCTCTGGTAGCGCTTGCCGTAGGCTTCCAGTATCAGCTCTTCCAGGATCGACACCCTGGTGCGACGCTGTTCTGCAGCCGCTTGGTCTAGCAGCTGCCTAACTTCTGGCCGCATCCGCATAAGGAACATCTTGCCTTGCTTCATAACACCCTCCTGTATATCGCCCGAATATAATTCTAAGACCGTAACGCCGTCAACGCTTGCCAATTTGACAGCACTTAAAATTATTTTGGTTTGGGGTGTTGACATATACCGGCGATATATGAGAGTCTCTGTCTACGGTCACTCAAGACCGCAACCTCACCGAGATACAGGGAGATTGAAAATGGCACCACTAGCTAAACAGATCCAAGACATCGAGCGCCAGATTGCTCTCATCGAGCATACCGCTACCAACTACATTGGTGGCGACAAGGCCTACCACTCTGGCTATCAGACCTTCTTAAAGCCTGCAGCACAGCGCAAGGTTGACTCGCTCAACAAGAAGCTGGACGCATTGCTTGACAGCGTGGAGGCATAAGCATGACCTCCTACGTCGCCTACTTTCGCGTATCAACCGAGCGCCAGGGCCAATCTGGCCTCGGCCTCGAAGCCCAGCAAGCAGCAGTCAAGGCCTACGCCGACGGCATCATTCATTCATTCACCGAGATCGAATCAGGCAAGCACGATGACCGGCCACAGCTGGCCGCTGCCATCGCCATGTGCAAAGCCACAGGCGCAGCTCTGCTGATTGCCAAGATCGACCGACTGTCACGCCAGGCAGCGTTCCTGCTGACCCTCCGTGACTCTGGCGTGCAGATCGTCGCAGCTGACATGCCGCACGCTGGCACGCTTGAGTTCGGTATCCGCGCTGTGGTCGCCCAGCATGAGCGCGAAGAGATCAGCCGCCGTACCAAGGCAGCATTGCAGGCCGCCAAGGCTCGCGGTGTCAAACTCGGTAACCCAAACCCACAGGCAGCAGCAGAAGCCGGTGCAGCAGCTGGCCGTGCCAACGCTGACGCATTTGCAGCTCGCATGATGCCCGTTATCGCCGACCTGCAGCGTGCAGGCATTACCAGCCTGCGCTCAATCGCAGCAGCACTGACCGCTCGCGGCGTGCAGACAGCTCGCGGTGGCCATACCTGGGGCGCTGCCCAAGTCTCTAACCTAATCCAGCGGGGTGCAGCATGAACGACGATTTCTTCAACGGCTTCCTGCTCGGGATCTTTGTTGTCATGGCCATGTTTTTTGTGGCGGGTGTCATATGATCACCGGCCAGATCCTGCGCGATGCCCAGCTTGCACTGTTTGAGCAACGCGACGCAGACTTCCTGGCTCAGTGCCGGGAAATTGCAGCTCAGATCTGCAGGCAGCAGGGCTCGGTGTCGATCAACGATGTCCGGGCTGCCATCAACCTGCCTGCGGAGCTGCACCCATCAGTCCTGGGCGCGGTTTTCAGGTCAAAAAAATTCACGGCAGTCGGTTTCACCGAGGCCACCCACAAAGCCGCTCACGCTCGCGTGGTGCGGGTCTATAAACTCAGGGAGGAAACATGTCAGGCAAACTAACACCAGACCACATGATGAGCGCCAGCCGCCTGCCAGCGCTGCTCGGGCTGTCTCGCTACCAGACACCCAATGATGAGCTCCAGTACAGCATCAACGCTAGCAAAGGCCTGCCACGGGAAGACAAGCAGAACGAATCGATGGCCTGGGGCGACCGGCTCGAGCGCCTGATCCTGCTCGAAACAGCCAAGCGCCTCGAGCTGCTCGAGCTCTCGACCGAGTTTGATTCAGCGTTCTTTCATCCGACACTGCCGCTGGCCTGCAGCCTGGACGGTTGGGCGCATGGTCGTGGCCAGAAGATCCGCACCGACATGGATGCCGGCATTATCGTGGTCGGCCAGGATGAGATCATGCTTGACGGCTATGGCGTGCTCGAGGCCAAGCTCACCGCCGTGTCGCCCGAGGAAATGCCAGCTTTGTACCGTGGGCCGGTGCAGCTGCAAGCACAGATGGACATCATGCAGGCCAAGTGGGGCGCAGTCTGCGTGCTGTACCAGGGAACCGTGCTGCGGATCTTTCTGTTCGAGCCGCACAAGCAAACACTGGAAACGATCAAGACCGCGGTGCTCGAGTTCCAGAACAAAATCGAGAAGTACAAAGCCACCGGCGAGATTGACTACTACCCGCCGGCCAGCAACGAGGATGCCGATCGGATGTGGCCGGTCGCCGAAGAGAAGGTCATCCAGCTGGATGTCGAGGCCGAGCTCTTGGCAGCCAAGATCATCGACGCCAACAAGCGAGCCAAGCAGGCAGCAGACGACAAGGCCGAAGCAGAGAAGGATCTCAAGGTCTTGCTCGGCGACGCCAAGGCTGCAGTCGCCGGCAGGTTTGAGATCAAGTGGCCGATGCGCAGCTACCAGGCGCAGCCCGAGAAGATCGTGCCGGCCAAGGCAGCGTACTCGATCCGACAGTCCACCCTATCAGTCAAGGAGGCAGCAGCATGAACCGCGAACTAACCAACTTGGAGAAGGCTCACGCACGCGCTGTTGTGTCCTTGCTCAACACCATCCCGCAGTGCCGCGAGGATGAGGCCGAAGAGATCGTCGAGTCCTTCACCGCGCTTGTGCTGTACACCATCGAAGCATTTCTACCAGGAGATAACAATGAGCAATCTCGTTACAACTAGACAGGGGTTTGCGCCTGTGACCTTTACCGAAGCCAGGCAGTTTGCCGAGGAGCTGGCATCGTCCAGCCTAGTACCCAAAGCCTACACCGGCAAGCCGCAGGACATACTGGTGGCCATGCAGTGGGGTGCTGAAATTGGCTTGGCACCCATGCAGGCGTTACAAAATATCGCGGTGATAAATGGGAAGCCTTCGGTCTACGGTGATGCAGCGATGGCACTGGTGCAGGCCAGCCCACACTGCGAAGACATCGAAGAGTATTTCGAGGGTGAAGGCACGCCGAACCCGACCGCTGTCTGCGTGGCCAAGCGCAAGGGTCGCAAGCCGGTGGTGGCCAAGTTCTCGGTCGAGGATGCCAAGCGAGCTGGCCTGTGGGGCAAGCAGGGGCCGTGGCAGGCATACCCGAAGCGCATGATGCAAATGCGAGCTCGCGGCTTTGCGCTGCGTGATGCCTTCCCTGACGCGCTCAAGGGCTTGATCACAGTCGAAGAGGCGCAAGACTTCCCGCCAGAGGCCAAGCCACAGCCAGCCAAGAATATCACGCCGCTGCCATCTAACCCACTGGATCGGATCGCACCGCCACCGCCACCATTAGATGAGTATGTGCCGGATCTGGAAGAGGCTGATCCAGAACCAGCGCAAGCAGGTGAGTTCCAGCTGATGGTGCCAGGCAAAGGTGATGCCGGGCCAGTGGTCAAATCAACCCACGCCACCCAGCTGGATTGGTCTGCGGCCTACGAAGAGCTGGCCGACAAGACGATGTCAGCAGGCAAGGCAAGTGAGCGCGACCGGATGACAGCGCTAAAAAATTTCAAGGAAGCGAACCAGGCGCAGTTCAAACGGATGGAGCCTGGTGCCATGCTGCAGCACTCACAGGCCTACCAGAAGCGGCTGCGAATGTTGGGCGCTGAAATGAACAAGGAAAAAAATCCCGACTGATAGCCGGGAAAACCCGCTGGTACTTTGGTTAGCGCAGGAGGGGCGCAGTATCAGCGGGGGGTGTTCCTCACTGCTTCGTACTGACGGATGCAGGTGTCGAGGGCTGATTGGAGCCTTG